AAAACACCAATAGATGTATTCCATATTACATCACCTTGTTGAAAAGCTAAAGTGCTGATTTCTTGATCGTTGAATTGAGGTGTTGAGTTAGGATCAAATGAACCTAAGTTAATTTCTAGTATTCTAACTAAACGATTGAAAATTTCTTTTCTTGCAAATTCATTTGACTCAACTGGAAGTCTTGTTTGTAATAATTTGCTCATCTTCTGCCATCAGTTTTTACATCAATTCTGGTTGCTCCTAAACGCCAACCCAAAGATAAATTACCAGCACCTGATTGATCGTCATTTGATTCAACACGCAATACAGCCTGACGGCCTCTAGCTCTTATGTTGGCTTTAGTAGTAGACGATGTTATTTCTGAGGTAGCTCTAGTCGTTAATGATTGTCCAGGATAGTTTCTAGTTTTAGTTACTATGTTGACAGAACCATCATTGTTGTCCTGTAAAAATCTTATATCAGGTATTACAGAAGAAATAGACGTAAATCTGTCGCCATCATCTAAATCAAAGTCACTAGATTCAACAAAAACATTAGTCATGGCAGTGCCATCATCGTCATAACCTATTTCATGTTGATATAAATAGTTATCTTTGGTTGCTTGCGGATAACTAACAACGCCTGAATCTAGCCAAGAAGTTCTTTCTAACTGACCGTAATACCAAATTTTTTCTTGAGTATTATAAATAACATACCGATCTATTTCGCTTGCAGAAGCCGAAGGATAAAACCAACCTATTTCATTATTTTCGCTGTTACTAAATCCATGTATCTTATACGCTTGACCATTATTTAAATCAGAGAATACATAGCTTTGTACGGAACAAGGTAATTTTTCTACTGTACCGTTATAAAGATAAAAACTGCCATAACTCATAAAGTAAATACCACTATCAGCAGTTACTGCTGCCTTTGGACCTATTAATCCTGTAGCTTCATTAATAAGATTTACCGCAAATGTTAAAGGCGGTCCAACAAATTGCATACTGTATACCGAAGTATCAGTAAAAATAACAATTTCTTGTCTTGATTTAACTGCACCTACAATTTGCGAACCACTAGATAAGCGTAAAGACCCTGCTGTATTAGAAATAATCGGTTCAAATTCAAGTTCATTTTCTTGGTCAGAAAACGCAATTAACATTGGATCTATTGCGCCACTTCTAGAACTGCCTGAAATTGGATCAGCGCCTAATACAATTAAATGTCGATCAATTTCAGAAGTAATAACCTGTAAAGCAAATGTTGGTACTAAATTAGCTCCAGTTATACTTGATAATTCAACGGCTCTAGTGCTAGTGCCGTCATCTTGCACCCAACGATAAAGACCACCACCACGAGGATTTATAATCAGATTCTCTCCGAAATTATCGTGTGTCCAGAGTCGAAGTTGTCCAGTAGCTGTTAAAGCATTAGTTGAGCCAAATGTACTAGAACCCCATGTACCTGCACCCCAACCAGCGGAAGGAACGTAAACATTTAATCCTACATTTATTTGGTAAACACCATCAACGCCACTACCGCCATTACCTGTATCACTTCCATTTGCTGTAGCTGTGGCTACAAAAGTATAGGTATCAACTGTAGGCACACTGGCTATTTGATATTCTTGGTTTAAAACCGCAGCAGTAATTAATCCACCTAAACTAGCTGCGCCAGCTAAAGTGACAAAATCACCAGTAACCGCGCCATGCGCATTATCTGTTGCTGTAATAGTAGAAGAACCATTAGTAGCAGCAAATACAATACCATTGGTAGTGGTAGCACGTATAGGCGTTATATCATTGTATACTGTGCCATCTTTTATATAATATTTGAATGTAGTGCCTAGTCCTAAATAAAGGTTACTACCAAGACTCATCCAATTATGTAATGCTCTGCTTGTTCCTAAATAAGTGTCGTCACTTAATTTTTCCCAGCCACCTATTTTTTCTACATGACCATTTCTAAATCTTACAAGATTACAATCAAACCAGCCATCTTCATTATCGTAAGCTGTGCCTTCTCTGTTTATCCCTGGTGTAAAAATTCTTTTAACATATGGCATTTATACATTTTCCCATTCTTTGCCTTCAAACAATAAGGCTTCTGCTTTTCGTCTACGGATCAAACCATCCAAGACTTTTCCTCCAGCTTTATTCCATCTTTTTATTTGTTCTGGTACATTTTCATATTCACCAGCGTTTAAAACATTAAGCAATGTAGATGCTTTAAAGTTAGTTGGCCCTAAATTATAAATCCAAGCAACTAATGCATCAAATTGATTTTGTGTTAAATCAACGTCAACCATATCATTTATATAACTTTCATACTCTGGTAATTCTTCTGCAAGCCATTCTTCAGCTTGTTCTTGGCTACAAGTATCACCTTCTTTAACTTCTTTAATTCGCCCAAAACCAATGGTAAGCACATTAGCAGAACAACGATAAGCTTCTAATTCACATCCCTCAAACTTTTTTATTAAAGCTAATCCTGCTTCAGATGTATTCATCTTATTCTCCCCATGTCCCATCTTCTGTGATTCTGCCTGTTTTTGTTCCACCCCAGTATTCAACCGCGTGTTTTTCTTCAATAAGCATTTTGCAAATATCTTCGCCATCTTCTGTATAAGGGATACCCAATATTCGACCATACTTACCTTTACCTAACGATTTAATTTTAAAATTTCCGCAACATAGCTCTTTAAGTCTTTCTTTAGCCTGTAAGCCTAATACCTTTTCAGCTTTGTTTCTGGTTCTTGATTCTGGAGTGTCAATACCCGCCAATCTAACTCGTTGTTTGTGTAATTTTACATCAAACCCTAAATCCAATATACAATCAAAGGTATCTCCATCAATTATTCGGTCTAGTGTAGCGTTATAAACAAAAGCATCTGGTGCATCACTCATTATCATTTTCCTCTGTAGTAGGGTCATTATCCCTATAATATTTAATTATAGCCAAATTTTGTCTAATGTATCTTTTAATATCAGCTATATTGTTTGACAAATTTTCATAGCCTTGAGCCGTTAAGCCATAATATGCCATTGCTGGAGCATCGCCATTATCATAATTATTAACGTATTCTCGCATCGTTTCAGGATTCAATATCTTCCATTTTATCTCAGCAGGGTTAATATTGCTTGGTAAAGGTGGATGATACATTGGTGCAGGCTTCTCAATAGTTATTACCTCTATTGGCTTTACCTCTGGTACTGCAACTGTATTAAACATGCTGCCTAAAGAAGAGCATCCTGTTGTTAATAAAATTAAACTAATTAGATATAACTTGTTCATCAAATTGCCTCGGATTAGTTAGTTCTATTAGTTCTTTATTTACTTTATTAGTTCCTTTGTTAACAATTTTCTCAATTAGACCTGGTTTAGCTATGGCTAAGTTATTTAGATCATGCCTAGCAAATGTATTTCTTAGCTTGGTTACTTCAGCTTGAGCAAGCTTACTGTCTTCATTTAGCTGAGTAATTCTTTCTTGATTTATTTTTTGTTGTTCTAATTGCTCAGTAATTTGGTTGTTTTGTGAGGATATTGTATTTTCCAATACAGCTTGATTATTAATAGCAGTTTGTAATTCTATTTGAAGTCTTTCTATTGTTGCTTTTTGCATATTAATATACATTGCACTTCCAGCAATACTTACCATTAATAACCCACCTAATATTAAATTTAACTTGAGTCCCATGTATATTCTCTTTTTTAACTCTAATTATTGTAACCTATATTATCTAATTATTAAAAATAAAGACTTTAACGCTTAATCAAACTGGTTTACCGTTACGGTCTTATTGCATGACGAAGTGCAATCTAAAGTTACCGTGTAGTTTTTATTGGTAGCGCCTGTTTGCGTTGCATTGACAGTGTATGAGCCTTGCTTGACCAGTATATTGCCCACATGAAGGCCGTTACCACTTTGCGTCAAATTGACAGTATTATTATCAGAGGCGTTATTACGAAACTCTACATCACCGTCTTTTGCCCCACTACCTGATTGAATTATTGTGGCATCGTTATTGTTACAGTTGCTACAAGATTTGATATAACCGTTGTGATTGCCTGTACCAGATTGTGTTATAGCCCAGGCAGAATCATCACCAAACGCATACATTTTGGCATAAAAACTGTTGCCTGTTTGTGTAATGGTATAGACGTTATCATCACCCCTCATATAAATAATGCCAGTGTTTGAATTACCAGTTTGCGTAATACTAGCTACATTATCGTCATCATCTAAATCTATGTAGCCATTATTAGAAGTACCGTTTTGATTAATCGTGTATACGTTGTCGTTGTGATTAGTTATTTGGCTATAAGCTCTTGCTATATTGCTAGTGCCGTGTTGGTCGATGGTCATCGTGGCATTTGAGCATGTATGGGTAGCGTATGCTCCACCACTTAAACCACAAAACACTGTTGCAGTGTTTGATGTACCAGATTGATCTATTGAAATTGAGGTACTTGTGCCTTTAGTTTGAATGGCAATAGTGTTATCAGATGCGTATGCCAAATGCATAACTATCCATAACAAAACAATATAACTAATTAGACTGATTAATAGAGATCGAATTTTCTCCACCTCCATTAATCGTCATTTTAATTTCTTTGCCAGCACTTAAAATATCAACATTATAAGCACCATCCTTATCTAATTCTAAGTCAATGGTGTTTTCTACAGCTCTAAAGAAAGTCAACACTGAGCCTTCTACAAATGTATATGACTGATTTATAGGGTCAAAACCAGCTTTAACACCTTCAATTTCTACACCATTTAATATACTAACTTGAGCTTTTGAGCCTACATTATTGTCTATAATATCTAAAAGATCAGTCAAAAAATCTACA